ACCTAATCTAACCATACGATTAATTAAATCTTGTCTCAATTCTTCGTCATAATCAAAGTGGCTATGGTGATATTCCATTGAAATGTTTTTAACTTTCATTAGGTTTTCATCGCTGATACCTTTGAACGCGTGATGTTCTGCTCCCTCAATGTCTACCTTTAGAAAATCTATTTTATCAACTAACCCCGTTTCAAAAAGATAATCTAGCGTATATGTTCTTACCTTATATTCTTTAGCACCTTCCTGTGTTCCAAATAAATTAGATCCACCTATGTGTGTGCTCTCAAATAAACTTAATTCACCAATAGAATCACTTCCCGCAGCATTGAATAATACAGAACGCGGATCAGCATTTAATGAGAGAAGTTTAAAGTATCTTTTATCTGGCTCAAACGAAATAACTTTGCTAGCACCTTGACTGTACGCCCATCTATTAAAGATGCCGATATTCCCACCCAACTCAACTACAACGTCGCCATCAAAGATTCTTCTCTCTCTATTTTTATAATAATCCAAAAGATTAAATATCTCGTGAAATATGGCAACAAACCAACCATGTTTGTTTGCTATCTCAATTGTACCCCCTTCAATATTGAAATATTGATTAAAGTTTTCCAATTTATATACGTCAGTATAAAAACAATATGACTTATAAAATGAATCATCTCTTTTCATTTTAATAAACTCAATCATCTTGTCCGATATCTCAGCATTCTTATTCCCGTGGAAATATAATATATTTGATTTATCTTCTGGTATAAATTGATACCCAAATATTCTATTGAAGTTTTGTGGACCATCTTCATTCCAGAACTTATAAAACTGATGTAACGTTTTATCAATAAACCCTTCATCCCCATCATATGATGATGTGTCAAAATTTGATATAGGTAAATGATTAGTAAAACCGTGGTTCCATCTTATTGCATTATCAATACCTTCATCATTCCATAAAAAATATCGTTTATAATCTTCAGGGCTACCTTTCATCATTGTGTCATAATATCCCAATATACCATCAAAAAATGCTCTTGAACCTTGATTGTAAATGTAGAAACAAATATGCATGTATGGTTGTTGTTTTTCAACACCCCATCTTTTAGCTAACTCTTCATTAAACAATTGCGTTTTACCGTCATCATATGTTCCAAAGAATTCTTCTTGAACATGTATATCCGACAATGGATATCTACCAACATGTTTGAAATATTTTGTAACGGTATCGATATTGTAATTAACAACAACATCACCGTCAACCCAAATATAATAATCAAAATCTTCGTTTAATGATTCCAAACAAGCCCATTGTTTCCAATACCATTTATCGTGTTCTGATATTTTGGGTGGATTGATTGTTTTTCTAATCACATTAGGATAATCAAACGGCACTTCACAATCAACACCATAAACAATTATCTTGTGTCTTGAAAACATCATTAATGATTGTACCAACTTTTCAATAACCGGCATATATTGTAAGTTACCAGTTGTAACAAATGCAAATGACTTGAATCTAGAGTTGATTATTTTTGATGCGTTTTCAGCTATTGTTTCCCAATTAAAGTTCTTGTGAATATCTTTAGCATCAGATCTGGATTTAATCCACATAGCTGTTTGATAATCGTACGCTTGTCTCATTTTCCATTTAAGGTCATCCCAATCTGGTTCACAATATTCACCTGGAAATTCTTTTCTTTCTATGTTAGCAGGTCTTAATTCCTTGATACTAACCGGAACACCTTTACCTTCAGCAAATTCTAGTTGACCACCCCAATTAGAATAAATGGCCGGCGTACCGCAAGCCATCGCTTCAATAAGCGGTAGATTCCAACCTTCGCTTCTAGCACAAGAAACAAATACATGTGCTTCTTGTAAGTATTTTACATATTCTTCTCTCGATGGAAAATTAAGAAACGTTATTTTCTCTGTATCAATTTCGTGTTTTTTAATTCGTTCCTCTGTTGACTTTAAACCATCGTTCGGGTACGGGTTCTCAACAGATGCAATTAATTCTACATCATCAACATCTTTAAAGACCTCACCAAAAGCTCTGAGTACTTCAGTCGTTCCTTTTCTATAATCCCAACGACCAAAATACACAAATCTAATCTTATCTCTTTGTGGGTATTTTTCTATTGGTTTAAATGTGTCAACATCAACACCTTCTGGAACTATAGATATTTTTTCAGCAGGATACCCTTGCGCAACTAAACAATCAAACTGCCACTTGGTCGGCACCCAAACCTCATCAAAGTAAAATAGTCGCTTGAAGAAATTATCTGGATATAATGTTGATTCCCAAACATTGTACGCTATTTTATAGCCATCATAATCATGATAAAAATAAATGTTGTCGGTTTCCACCAAAACAATGTGGACATCTGGAACAAAATCTTTTTTAAAGTTATAAATTGGATAATCACTAGTTGAACCATCAGCGTTAAACAAACTTTGAAGGATTAACATATCCTTCATCTCATCAGTGATATATGATTCGCCTTCGTGTGGCTTTTCATTATAATCATTCCAACTATTACCAATGGTAAGGTTTCTAACCCTTACTTTGTGATACTTGTTTAAGGCGCAGAAAAACGACCTTGCATGATTGGCATACCCAGTGGTACCAATAAACGACGTATGTGCTAATATATTCATTAGTACCTAAAATAAGGAAAATTTGTAAGAAAACCAAGCCCCTAAGGGATATATGTTGGGAAGTTTTTCTTAATGAAGTCATATAAATTTTTGGCATATTCTTCATTGTGTTTTCCTGTTGCATGTTTACCGTCAACGGAAAACTCTCTGAAGTTACCATAGTCACCATCAAAACGATGTTTATCTGATATAACTTCATCCATTAGAAAAGAACCATTCCAAGTATATGGGATTTTTCTTAGTGATAGGAAATTGGTTATTAATAAATGATTTTTATACCAATTAATCAAATCATTTTCATCATGGGTTATCTTTGCGATTGCCTTGTATTCATCAACACCTTCCGAATCTTCTTTGAAATATCCCCAGGGGGTCATATGAAAGGGCTCTAAATCCCCATTAAACTTGTAGTATTCTTTTCTTGAGGGGTATGTGTACATTAGATTAACCAGATTGGGTCTAAAGGTGTCAATTAAGGACACAATACACCTAGCAATGTAATCATTACTTCTACCACCAAACCCAGCATTTAAATCAATACCATTAGGTATTAACCTAGAAAATATATGCGGCCAAGTTTCCCAGTCATTTACCCCCACACCTTCCGTATGTGAACAACCGACAGACAGAATTCTAAAACCATCCTTGTATATTGAATCACCTCTGAATCCTAGTTCATTATATGTGTAGGTATTGGTTTCACTATCATCCGAACCAGAGCCATTAAATGTTTTATTACGTCTTTCTGATAAATTCCATTTATAAGTTGCAACATCGAATCCGCTTTTATTCCAAAATTTTATTGATTTCATATTAATTTATTTGTTTTAAATTCTTTCTCCAATGTTGTACAATATATACTCATCTCTCTAATTTCTATTTCTTGTGGTTGTTTTATTAACCAATTTATAATTTTTGCAAGATTTTCAGTATCTAATTTATTTAAACTTTCAAACCCCATATGAGTTGATAAGGTGGATGGATATAAATTTATGACCCTAACTTTTTTATTTTTATTATTTCTAATCGCATTTAAAGATACTTCTTTTAACTCTTTTTTATTATTTGCATATTCTGGCGACCAATCGGATGAATGATACACACAACTGCTATTCATATTAATAATTGTTTTTGGTAAAAATTTCCATTTATCAAAAATTAATTCAAATAATATTGTTTGATAGTTTCCTTCGTAAGCGTTGTTTATAAAAATATCACAATCATCCAATTGTTCTATAATTTTATCCGTATTTTTAATATCAAAACCATTACTTCTACTAAATCCTATAACATCATATTCTTTTATTAAATTTGAATAAATGTCATTTCCAATTCCGTTAGAATGTCCTGTTATTCCAATTTTCATATTAGTGATTTTTTAGGGAAATCTAAATTATCAATATGTAAAAATCCAATAATGCTCCACCTTTCACCCTTTATTATTTTTTTTACTTCATGTATTCTTTGACTAGGGAAAGTATATATGTTACCCGTTTCTTTTGGTAATTGTTCTTCTGGATTATATAAAACAAATTCACCTCCATCATAATCATTGTTTAAACATACCCCTACATTGTGTATTTGTGTTTTATAATATGTGTCAGCATGTTTTTCAAATTGTTGGCCGGTGTCATATTTGTGTATATATATTTTATCTAATTCTTTTTTTATCTTTATATTAGTTTTATTTATAAAATACGTTTGAATTTTATCAAATATCCATTGGGTTTTATTGTTTCTATTGATAACCCAAACAAAATATCTAATTGTTATTTTTTCTTTATTAACATTGTCATCATAACCAAATGGTTTAAGTTCATCCAACTCTTTGGATAAATTTATTATGTAATCACACTCATCTTTACTAAATGATATTTTTTCTCTTAAAATCATGTGTTAAAGTATATGTGTCTTTTCTATATTTTTTATCATAATCAAGCATATCCAAATGTTTTGGGTTTTCAATGTTTAAATAACTAATAACTCTATTAACGTCTATTTTATTAATATACATATTTTCATACGTTATTTGAAATAAATCTTTATTTTTTAATAAGGTTTTTAATTGTTCATATTTGTAAACAGTTTCTATTATTTTATTTTTATTATCTTCAATCCACTCATTTGTTATTTCATATATGTCGTGCCACCTGCTTTTGTTATCAGCATTAATAAAACTTATGGCACTGTCAATATTATTTTCCCTACTTAAACAAATAACTTTATCAAATTTTTCAATAACTTCATTTGGTGGATTGTATTCTTCGATAACAATTTTTTTTATTATATTATTTTTAATGAAAATTGAATTAAATGTGTTAGCATCGTAATGATCATAATCTACTTCAAAATTCAATTCTTTTGATATCCATTTACATAATGTGGTAGAACCACATCTTGTATGTGATAGTATTAAAATTCTCATCTATATTAAAGTTTTATTTGTGTTGTCAATAAACTCATATAAATTATGAAAAAGGTTTTCATTTTTCCATACTTTATTAAACTCTTTTTTAAATAACTCATGTTCTGGATGTTCCGTATCCCATACTTGTTTTAATTTAAATTCACCTTCTGAAAATGTCCCCCAATTAGTTATCTTACCAAAAAACACATTTACTCTTTTACCAAATATTGAGTACATTAAGTTGTAAAAAATACCCATTTCCATGTAATTGGAATCTTGAACCACAAATGATGTTTTAACTGAAATTGGTAGAGTGCTTATGAATTTTAAATTATCAATTAAATTATCCCATTTACCACCCAACCTGGTTTTATTTTCATAGGTGTCTTTTGTACCAGCGTCGATGCTAATTTCACAAGAGTGGACATATCCGTGTATGTTTGGCATACTATCCCACATTTCTTTATTCCACATAGACGCATTTGTGTGTAGGTGTATGGAATTTAAGTTTGGGTATTTTTTAGGGTTAAAATTTCTTAGATAATTTCTGAATCCGACAGAAACAAACGGATCCCCTGATCCAGTAATATATAGGGTTTTAACATATTTCGAGTAGTGATTATCAATCTCCTCTATTGTTTTTTCTACACGTTTTATACCCTCACTATTTTCAACTATTAAATCAACTCTACATGATGGACATTTGTAGTTACATGTTCTATCAAAATTCATCATCAAATAATCTGGTGCGTTATTTTTTACAATAGGGCTATTAACATTTGAATTTGATTTTAAAGTGACTGGCCCAGATTCCGCACCATACTTCACTAATTTACTTAAATAAGGACAAAGCTCTTGACTACAATATCTAAATGAACCATCTAATATCGAGTTTCTTATATCAATAATTGGTTCGCTATTATAAACATCTTTTAATGGAATTTCACTAAGTTCTACTTTGTTTGGTAACCAGGATGGACAGCACACAAAACAAACATTGTTATGTATTTCTAATGATGTAAATGGCACACTACACGTATAATTTTTTAAATCAATTTTATTACCCATTTAAATTAATGTTTTAGGAATTGTTAAGTTTTTAACATCACAAATTTTATTTAAAAAAAACTCATTATATATTTTTTTTCTGTGTTGAAAATTAAAATATAATTCTTGGTTAAATCTACATATATCTAATACTTTGGGGGTGTCATAGATACTAGCCAGTTCTTCAGCGCTTTTTATAACTTGTGTTATTTTATCTTTACCTAGCATCTCATCATAATCCTCATTAATCACAGAATTAAATGTCTTGAATCCCATATCCCTTAAGGTTTTAAGATAGTGTTTAGATGGTGAATATATAACAAACGGGACACCTAAATAAATTGCTTTCCAGGTTTTTTCTGTCAGATGAATTGAATTTGGGTATAGCATTGTTTCCAATATAATATTAACTTTACTTTTATAATACCATTTGGGGTTTATGGTGTAAAGATACTTTTCCATAACTAAATCAGCACCATACATTACATCATCTTCTAACTGAATAGGGTTAAAGTTATCAACATCTATGTTTAATTCATTAAGTAATTCTTTATTTAACAGATTTTTATTCGTGCTATTTTTTACCCAAGAAAATCTGGTGTCATTTAACAACCCCATATGATATAACCTCTCGATTAATTTATATTTTTCATAACCCATTCTTCTATTTAAACATAAGAATTTTTTATCAGGTATGGTGTTAGGGTTTAATTCAGTTACATATGACTTTAAATGCTCATAGGTAGATAAAAAGAAATTAGGAAAAAAACAGGTGTTTAATATAAAATCCCCATATTTTGTTTTACCTATACCAATTTTAGATGAATCGTTATTTACAATTATTAATCTGTTAAAATCAATTTTATTTTTTTTTAACAAATTAAAAAAATTCAAGGATAAATTATCCACCCAAAGTTCGGCTTCCCCAGAATTATTACACATAAAATAGAAATTTTCAGATTGTAACTTAATTAGTAATTCAATAAATTCACTAGAATGAGTATACGCTATGTTTGGGATATCGGAATTAGTCCATTCAGTTTCTAACAAAAAAAATAAAAAATTTAATTTTGTAACATCTACCTTATCGGTGTGGATATTTTTAAATAAGATGTCACTATCTATTTTTTCGATTGAATTTCTAATATTTGTATTTGGTAAAATATCGCTATACCAAAATTGAATTTCCATTACAATAATGTTTTAGTTGTTTTTCTTTGGTCAAATTCTTTATAAAGATTATCATATTTCTGTTTAAAATTATCATCGTTCTCCATTACTGAATTAAAATGTTTACTTGAATTTATTTTTTCCATTTTAAAATCTCTATTTAGTTTTTTTGACACCCAATTTTCTAAATCTCTCAAACTGTTAATATCAAACCAGATAATATTTGGGTCGTTATTTGTAAGTTCAACTACTGGCATAAACAATATATCTAACATATTTTTAGTGTAAGATTCTTCTTTTGAAATTTCTAACCTAGATAAAAAATTATCAATAACTTTAATTCTATTTTCCGAATTATAAATGTCATTTGGTTTAATATTAACAAACAGATCATTAGTTGTTAATTTTGAAAAGATGTCAGCAATATCAAGTTTGTTAATTCTGTGTAATTCGTCTATGATGTGTTTCCATAAAGATAAAAATCTATCGTACTTATTTCGTTTTATTGAAATAATTTGGTTGTTCGTCCCAAATTTTTCTTGTAACATATGTAATGGTTCGTGCGCATGTACTAATCTATCCGCCAATTCTTCATTACCCATTTTTTCCCATTCATTGATTTTAATCAACTGATTATCATGGTTTGAGTTGAAATGCTCTATTGGTATTTTGTTTTTAACACACCTAATCATAAATGATGTTGATGCGCATCTTGGTAAACTTATAAAAATAAATTTTTTATCGACTAACATTTAAACTAATGAGGGTTTAATATATAATTTTTTATATAGAAATTCGCTAAATCTTTTATGACCATTAAAACTAAAATGATAATCTTTTATATTACCCTCAGTGTGTTGACCTATTGTTTCAATTTTACCGTCTAAAAAATCTAAAACATCCCATATTAATATTTTATCTGTTTTATTATTTAATTGTGCTTGTATAAATTCAAATCGTTTATCTTGTCTTTCTTTAAATAATTTATTGTCGGAAAATAAAACACCATAATTTAATACCGTTTCAATTTCTAATTTATCTTCACAAAAATATCTTTCCATTTTTAAATCAATAGAAAGTTGATAAAGTCCTTCAGCATAAATTGTTTGAAACCCATCACCCGTTGATTTAGGTATATCAAATCTTTGGTAAAATGTTTTTTCAATTATCACCACATCATTTGGTTCTATCATGTTAAAATTATCAATAATAGAATCTAAAATATAGTCATTACTTGCACCGCTTTTTCCTAGATTTTTTACGTCATATCCTAAAGTTTTACCTAATAAATTAGGCCATATATCACTGCCTAGTTTTTTATATTCGTTATAATATCTAAAATCACCGTCTCTAATTCTTAGGTTTTCTACACACCCGTCTCCAGAAGTAAATGAATCCCCAAATGTCCAAATAGTTGCCATATTAAATTAATTGATTTCTTTTTTCAAATATTTTTTCAAATTTTTCCCAAACAAAAGATTTCAATTCATTATTTACTATTAATTTATTTGGTCTTTTTGTAGATACGTTTTTCTTTTCTATTATTAATTTTTCACCAAACCTATTTTCAATGAAATTGACAAAATCGTCTAATTTTTTAATATCAAATTCATATGTGCATTTTACATTACTTTTCCAATAGCGTTCAGATATTAGAGTTATTATTATTCCATAAATTTCTTTGGGTACGTTTATAATATCTTCGGTGTTCCTTTTTAATAATTTCAAAAAACATTCTTCATTAGAGGTATGATTTAATGAGTAAAGTTTATTTACAAATTCGCTATCAAATATCTCATAAATAACATTATTATTGATGTCCTCCCATTTACATACTGGTTCATATTCACTATATAATTCTATATAATCCCAAATAAAATTTAATGAACTTAACCATTTTTCAAACCAATCTCTAGTGATACATATTGTTTCTTTTTTACCAAACTTAGTTAAGCACTCGTTTAGTGGTATATGCATATGGGTATGTTGTTCGAAGTGTTCGCTATATTTTTTTAAATTTAAACTTGAGTTTAATAATGCAGTTTCTATTGAGTCGCTAGCACATTTAGGGGTGATCACCCATAAAAGGTCATCGTTTATTAAATAACCCATAACTAAAGAAATGTTTTTTTAGTTTTATATTTAATCGTGTCACTATGTTTACTCATAAATTCCATTTCAACTTCTTTCCATTTATCAAGTGGACAAGATTTGTCTTTAGTAAGATATGTTGTTTCAGTGTAAACTTTTGCGCCTAAAGGGCAACCACATTCTTTACATTTAAAAAGCCATTTCTTGTATTTTAAAATTTCTATTTTAGAGGGGCATTCTAAACATATTGCGAATCTTTTATCTGCTAATTCCTTTTGTTCTGGTGTGTGATTTATAACATTATACCACGCATTTAATATTTCTTTAAAATTTATTTTCATACTATAAAAGTGTTTTTTTATAATCTTTTTTTTGTTTTAATTTCACCCAATTAACTAGTGTATATCTAATCCCACTTTTTACTGGCACTACTCTATGTTCAATATTTGATAAAAATAATATCAAATTTCCTGTACCCTTTTCAACTGTTAGGGTCCCATTCTGATCATCTTTTATTTGTAAATCACCCTCTCCATACTCATCATTTAGTTGTATCACTAATGAACAATACCTGTCATAATCCGTTATTTTTTTTCCATGAGCATCTCTATGCCAGCCAAAATGTCCGCCTGGATGATACTCAGTAAACTGAAATTGACTTTCTTTAAAATCTAAATCGAACCCTTTAACAAAAATATGTTGATTTAATAATTTACTCATTTTTTCTAATAAAAATGGAAATTTTTTATAATAGGGGTAAAATACTTGATTTGATTTTCTAATATCGGTATTAACGTCGCCACCATCGGTGTAATTGGTAAGAATTTCCGATGGTACTAATTTTAATTCTTTTAATGAAAAATCTAATATTAAATCACATTCTTCTTTTGTTAAAAAGGTTGACTCTATTGTATATGTAAATGGCATAATTTATTTTTTTATAATAATGATTTTGTTTTTTTTGCGACGTAATCAGAAGGTTTCCAATGTAAAAAAAATTGGACAACTCTTTCTTTCTCCAGACATATTAAGGGTTCCCTCCAATGTGTGATTTTATCCGCATCAAATAATAAAATACCGTCACCAATATTTGTGTTGAAACAATATTCCTTATTTCCGATTTCCGCACATAACGGCCATTCTTTATTTATTGTGGATTCTAAACATATAGACATAGTAACACTAATGTCTTTTCTATCTAAATGTTTTTTTAACATTGAGGTGTTCATATATTCCCTAACAAATGTGTTTACATTGAATAAATCATCAAAATTATTGTTATATTCTAACACTTTTGATTTTAATTTATTTAAATAGGTATTAAACGCAAATGAAGGGGCAAACCCATATGATATATTGGTGCCAGTATATTCATTATCCGCCGAGATTTGATATTTTCTTTCGAAATCAAATTGATTCGTTAAGTATTCACACTCATCCTTAGTAAGAATATTTGGTATGAAATGTATCATAAAATAACTTATTAGATTTTATACTAACTGTTTGC